CCGGCCCCCTCTGGATCGACGAGTTCTACGTGGCGATCGCATAGGGAATTACTGCCTGAGCCGTGGGCGAGGCAATGGTTGAGGGCGCCGTTGCGGTCAGCGCCGAGCCCGAGTTCTGCGCCAGAACGATCTGGCCGGTGATCAATGCGGCCGCGGCGGCCGCGCGTGCCAGTGTCTTGCCCATCAGGGTCGGAACCGTGGTCGCCTTAACCATGATTGCCGCCCAGTAGATGCCGGTGACGGCGATGGACTGAGGCGCTGACAATGCCAGCGTCTTTAGCGTGTCAGCTGCCCAGGCGGTTGATGTCTGGTCGGCGGACTGGGCCAGCAAAGCCGGCGTCGCGGCGTTGCTATAGAGGGCAAACCACCAGTTCGTCGGCGTGCCGGCGGCAGTGGCGCCGCTGAGGAAAGAGAGATTGGTGACGACGTCTCCCTGCTGGAGCAGGATCGGGACTGAGGTCATCACCTGCGTGACGAGGGAGGCGACCAGATCTGTCGAGATCTGATCGCGAGGGAAGTTCTCGACGAGCGTCGCCGCTGGCGAGCCGTTGAGAAAGGTGTCGCGCATCGCGACGCCGCGGAAGATCGTGCCAGGCATGGCTTGCTTTACTCCTCATGAGATTGTTGGACGAGGACGGGCGGGACTCAGCAGCCCCGCCCGTTGGGCGAGTTGCGACTAGCCGGTGACGAGCACGCGGAAGGCGTTGGCGTCCAGCACCTTGCCGTTGTTCCGCCAGTAGGCGTAGTAGCCACGCTGGCCGGTCGGATAGCGGTTCGAGGGACCGAACAGGTGAGGAATGAGCTCCATGTCCATGCCCACCCGGTCGACGATCAGGTAATACCGGAAATCGCCGAGGGTGGCGATCTTCGAGCCTGTCGTCAGCGCGGCGACCATGGCGGAGTCCTCATAGGCCGGGTAGCCGATCAGCGGAATGCCGATGTTGGCCATCCGCGGCGCACCGTTGGCCAGGCCGACCTGCAAGGGAGCCGGGTACTGGGTCCAGAGAGACGCCCCACCAGAGGTGTCGAACTGACGGGTCTTGTTGTATGTGAACCGGTTGGCGACCCAGCTCGCCCTCGGCCGGAACCGCGGGCCGAGTGCTTCCTCCGTCTTGTAGAGATCGGCCGCCGCGAATGCGCCAGAGCCGCCGGCGGTCACGGTTGTCGTCGCACCGGTGAGCAGACCGAAGGGTTCGTTGGTGCCGTTGCCGCTGGTGAACTTCGTCGCCTCGACGTCGTCCTTCGCGTCCTGGATCAGGGCGGCTAGCTCCGAGAGCAGCGCGCCCCAGTCCTGCGTGATTTCGATCGCGGCGGGCACGAAGCACTGCGCGCGGACCATCAGCATTGACGGCTGGGCGAGCGTTGGCGAGTTGTCCGAAGCCTCAGTGGCCTCAGCCGCGTAGCTCGCAGTGACGCCCGATGAGGTGACGCCACGCCACTCGTTTCCAGGGATCGTGTCAACACGGCTGATGGCGCGGAACGGGTTGACCGAGAGGTTTGAGGTCGGGATGATCGTCGGGTCGAGCTGGTAAGGAACCGCGAATCCGCCGGCGGAGCCGGTGCCCACGGCCAGGGCGCGCTGCTCTTCGCTCGAGAGCGGCTTGTTGAGCAGCGACTTGCCGAATGCCGCCCGGTAGAGCGGGTTGCCCGTGGTCAGGATCCGCCGAGCGATGTGGCCTTCGGCATCGTCCTTGTTGCGAAGCAGCTTCTCGACATGGCTGCGCACGTCATCCGTGCTGAAGCCGCCATACATCCGCTGGTCGGCGAGCGGGAACGACGTGATCTCGACCGCGCGCAGCGCGCGATCGCGGAACTCGAGCGCGGTGCGCTCGGGGTTGCTCCAGTCCATGCGGATGGACGAGAGGTCGTAGATGTCCGCCTCGTTGCGGCTGGTCCTCCAGCTCGGCGAGGAGAAGCCGGCACTCTGCGGGCTCTCGACCGCGCGCTCCTGGGTGGCCATGGAGGCGATGTAGCGCTCACGCGCCCGGAGCTCAGTGAGGCGCGCTTCGATCTCCTTGTTGATCTCGGTCAGCTCGGCAAACTCGGTTCGGGCCTCGTCCGGGAAGGGAAGGCCGGCATGCGTGACATGCAGCTCCGAGATGCGGCTTCTGACCGACCGCTGGTAGGCGCTGAGCTCGTCGATCGAGCGCAGCGTGTTCAGATCCTGGCGATCCATTCGAGGTACTCCTCTGTGTTGGTGAAACGTGGGTTGGACTGCTGGCTGGTCGAGGATGGCCGCCGATCCTTGGAGGCTGCGACCACATCGGTCGAGCCCTCCTCGTTTTCGTCGGCATCCGGAAGGCCCTGCTGCTGCAATGCTTGGTCGACGACGTTGCCGGCCGCGTAGAGCAACGCGAGGCCCTGGTCAGGATTGCCGCCCTCGAGCTCCACGATGGCTTCATCGATGGCCGCATCAACGGCCTGGAGCTGTTCATCGAGCTCGACATCCCCCGTGGCCCGCTCCAGCTGGTTGCGGAGCTCTTCTTTCGCCACGACGCTGCGCTCCTTCTCGAGGTGCCCATTGCGGGCGGCGTCGAGTCTGGAGGGTGCGATGGGGGCAAATCGAAGGACTTCCTTCAGCCGCTCGGGATCACGAACAAATCTGCGAAGCATGAACTCATCGGTCAGCGATCGGAGGCCGGCCGTCGCCTCGGCATATGCGGGGAAGGTCACAGGGCCGAACTCGTAAAGCTCGACCTCCCTGATCGTCCGTTCCGGAATGCCCTTGGGGTTGTAGTCCGAAACCTCAGGCGCCTTGTTGAAATCCTCGCGTGTAACGCGGAACCGGAAGGAGGCGCCATAGGCGTCGGCACGCAGGCCTTCCATGATCAGCTCAGGGATTCCGCGGAACAACGGGACCTCGTAGTAGGCGCCAGTGTCATCTTCGCGCAGGACATCGATCGAGCCGAGAATCTGGTTGCTCAGTTGGAAGTCGTAGCCATGCTCGAAGATGCTCCGGATCTGGGAGCGCGCCGGCTCCTGGAACGCCTTGCGGAATGATCCCGGGGCGAGACGCTCCATGAAGTTGCCTTCCCACATCGATTCGATCTCGGTCCAGCGATTGAAGACCGCGAAATGGCCGACCATGGTTGCTAAGGCAGTTCCCGCCTCGCGGAGCTCGAGGCCCTTACGGAAGCCCCGAAACAGCTGGTCTTTTGGCGGACGAACAGGCGAGACAACTGGCGCGATTGCAGTGGTCGTCATGCGGGGGTGTCCTCCCTTTCGAGATGAGCTTCGAGAAGCGCGCGGCCCTGCGCGGCCGCGTCGGCCGGCGACGGCTCGGCGGATGGTTCATCGCCGCTCGGCTCGGCAGGTGTGTCGCTTTCGGGGGCTGGATTCGCAGGCGTCGGCAGCTTCGGGTTGCCGAGTCCTGGCTCCTGCAGTTGAACCGAATAAAGACCGGTGTGGACCAACCTGGACATGTCGTCCGAGGTGATTGCGGAGACGACGCTGTCAGGCCGAAAGCCCGCGTCGACGAGGGATTTGATGGCCACCGATTGCGTCTGCTGGACTTCCGCTCGGTCCTTCAGATCCTCCTGCAGAAAGGGGATGTCGCGATCGTCGTACCAGAGCTCAGCACCCTGAGGGACGTCGATGACCGAGGCCATCGAGCCGGCGAAGTTGCGCCAGAGAGGACGCATTGTGCCGTCGCTGAATCGTCGCCGCGCCTGGCCGTAGTTGGAATACGTCGCCGCCTGCAAGCCCTCGGAGAGACCGACGATGATCGGGGGTACTCCAGCTGCAGCTGCGATGCGCGTCTCGCCGGCGCCCTGCGTCACCTTGAAGTCGATCTGGCGCATGTTGGCGCCGATGACCGTGGCTTGAGCCCCGCCACCGAGATAGAGCGTCTTGTAAGCATTGGCGAGCCCGGTGTGGTCTTCCTCCATCTTCTTCTTCCAGATGGCGAAGACCTCGGGCGTGATCTTTGGATCCAGCGAGACAACCATGTTCGGGGTGGCGCCGTTCTCGAAAAACTTGAGCTTGTGGGTCGTGGCCGCGTTGTCGCCCATGATTTCCCGGATCACCGGCGTCAACCAGGACATGCCTCGAAAACGGAAGGCCGGATCCGGCACTGGCGCGAAATGGGCCACCTGCTCCGGCATGAGGATGATCGGGTCTCGGCCGCCCGGCGGTCCGCCCGGCTGATAGACATAGCCGGCGACCTCAGCGTCGAGCTCCCATCCTGGCGTGTTGCTGTCCTGCTGGCTGCCGACGACGATCGTGACCCAGTCTGGCCGCATGCGGCGAATTGCCGGTCGGATTTTGCGGCCATTGGGACCGACAGCGGGCCCTCGATAGGCATAGAAGTTGCCGGCCAGATCGGCATCTTGAATTGCCCGGATCAGCAAGTCACCTGTCGTCGCGTTCTGCCACGGATGCTCGAGCACATCGAGCGCTGGGGTTCCGAAGAGGTCGCCTGGGCGTCCATTCACCCGCCGCCGGAACTGGAAACGGG